TGGTGGTCCGGACATGACGGCCTACGAGGTCGGCCAGAGGGTGCAGGAGTTTATCCGCAACACCCTGCCGCTCTTTGAACCGATGGAGATGGAATACAACGCTCGGCTCTGCGAGACCGATCTGCAACTGCTCATGCGTGCGGACATGTCGATCGCGGCCCGTGCGCCGCAGTCGATGCGCGGCACCGAGATCGAGTTCTCCTTCGAGAGCCCGCTCAGAGAGGCGATCGACAAGGCCAAGGTCGGCCAGTTCCTCGAAGCCGGCCAGGTCATCACGCAGGCTATCCAGCTCGAGCCGGCCGCGGCGTTCATCGTTGATGGCGCCAAGGCAGTCCGCGACGTCCTGACGGCGGTGGTTCCCGCCGATTGGATGCGGACTGAGAGCGAGAGCGAGAACCTGCGCCGCAACGCCATCGCGGCCCAGCAGCAGCAGCAGGCGCTGGAGTTGATGCAAAAGGCGGGCGACGTCGCCAAGACGGCGTCTGAGGCCGCGGGCAACACCGCGCGCATGACGGGCCTGTCTGCGGAGATGGCGGCTTAATGGCGAAGCGCGTCAGCAAGCTGTTCGGGCAGAACGCCAACCCGTCCTATGCCTATCCGCACACGGTAGCAGACGCCGCTGCCGTGCAGGCCGTGTCGCATGGGACTGCCACGCCCGAGCAGCAGATCCGCGCCTACGCCTGGATCATCGAGCGGGCGGCCATGACCTACGATGAAACCTTTCATCCTGAGTCGGACAGGATGTCGACCTTCATGCAGGGGCGCCGCTTTGTCGGCCTCAAGCTGGTGCTGATGAGCAAGATCAACATCCAGCGCCTGAAGGAAAAAGAAGATCCGACGACCCCACCCTCTGAAAACGGAGATTGAAACCAAGCATGGCGATCGAGCCCACGGCGGCCCCGGCACCCCCGGCCACCCCGCCCGCAGCAGCCCCTACCGCAGCCCCTCAGGCGGCCCCTGCAAGCGCCCTCTCTGAAGGGGCACCATCGGCGCCCGCCGCGGCTCCCTCTGCACCAGCGCCCTCCGCAGCCGCTCCTGCAGGCGATGCGCAGGCCGCTCCTCCGGGTGAACCCGCCGCCACCGGACGATGGTCCGAGACCTGGCGCGCAGACATGGCCAAGGGCAACGAGAAAGCCCAGAAGGTTCTGGAACGCTACGCCTCGCCCGAGGCCGTTGCCGAAGCCCTCATGCACGCCCGAGACAAGATCGCATCCGGCCAGACGCGCCAGCTCCTCAAAGCCGACGCATCGCCGGAAGAGGTGGCAGAGTTCCGCGCGGCCAACGACATCCCCGCATCACCGGCAGAGTACGACACCGCACTGCCCGATGGGCTGGTGATCGGTGAGGCCGACAAGCCCCTGGTCGAAGGCTTCCTGAAGACGGCCCACGAGAAGAACTGGCCCAAGGGCACGGTGAAGGAAGGCCTCGCCTGGTACTACAGCGAGCAGAACCGGCAGGCCGAGGCGTGGCATGTCGCGGACGACGCCGGCAAGAAGGCGGTCGAGGCGGACCTCCGGCAGGAATACGGCGCCGAGTATCCCAAGTACGTGCGGGTGGCGAACGACTTTATGAGCGCCGCCGGCCCGGAGTTCGCCAATTCGCTCATGCAGGCCCGTATGCCTGACGGCACCCTGGTCGGCTCCAATCCCGCGGCGGTGCGCTGGCTGGTCAACACGGCGCTAAAGCTGGAGCCGCTGGCCACCATCACGCCGGCCGCGAACAGCACGTCGCTCGCCACCGCGCAGACCGAGCTTGCCGGCCTCATCAAGGAGTCGGGCGATCGAAAGGGTGCGTACTGGGCGAAGGATGCCGTGGGCGTGGCCAAGCGCGCCCGGCACATGGAGCTGAACAAGATGATGGAAAAGCTCCCGAAGAAGTAGGGAGGGCGCCATGACGGACCACGACATCGTGATGGCGGCGTATGATTCCATGGCTCTGCGGTGGCGGAACGAGGACGCTGTTCGCTATGGCGCACCAGTCAACGAGCGAGATCTGTTGAGACGCCACCCCGAGCATCTCAACGCCGTGCCGAATCCATGGGAAGAGAAGGTCGCGCACTAAAATGTTGCGACCTCGTAAAAGACAGTACTAGGCTTCCGGGTATCTTGCTGCGGCCCCGGAAGCGCGCAGCCGGCGCCCTGCTACAGGGCCACCCCGGCGAAGTGAGGATGGATACCCCGACAGGAGAGGTTCACCCCTTTTCATCGGAGTTTCCCCATGGCCGACACGGCCTTTCAAACAACCTACCGCCAGCAGTTCATTGCCGGCTTCGAGCAGCGCGAGAGCCTGATCACCAAGACCGTCACCACCGAGGCCAATGTCAATGGCAATTCGGCCGTGTTCCTCGTCGCGGACTCGGGTGGCGCGACCGCCGTCACTCGCGGCGTCAACGGCCTGATCCCGTATCGCGCCGACGACCTGGAGCAGCTCACCGCGACGCTTGCCGAATGGCATGACGGCGTGCGCCGCACCAAGTTCAACCTGTACGCCTCCCAGGGCGATGGCCTGCGCATCATGCAGGAAACCACCATGGGCGTTCTGAACCGCAAGCGCGACCAGGACATCATCGCGGCCCTCGAAGCGGGCACGCAGGATCTCGGCGCCACGCAGACGGCCTCGCTCACGACCGTGATGCACGTCAAGGCGATCCTGGGCAACAACTCGGTGCCGATGGACGGCAACGTGTTCGGCCTGATCTCGCCGGCCTTCGAGGCCTACCTGATGCAGGTCAAGGAGTTCGCTTCGGCCGACTACGTGAACAACAAGCCGTTCGAGAACAGCCTGACGATGTTCCGTTGGACGGGCATCAACTTCATCGTCCACCCGAACCTCACCGGCAAGGGCACGTCGAGCGAGAAGTGCATCTTCTACCACAAGAGCGCGATCGGCTCTGCGATCGACATGGAGTCGATCGACACCGCCGCCGATTACAACTCCGAGCATTCGTACTCCTGGGCGCGGGCTTCTGCGTTCATGGGCGCCAAGCTCCTTCAGAACGCTGGCGTCGTAACTGTGACTCATGATGGGTCAGCCTTCGCCGCTCTCTAACCCAGCCTAGCCCTGCCCCTCACGGGGTAGGGCAACCGCTCTCTCTTCAAGGAAACACAGCACCATGGCCTACAGCACTTCCGCTCCCCCGATCCTGCTCACGCAGGGCATTGCGGGTCTCCGCATCTGGTACCACACGTCGGCCGACGCGACCGGCGATGTCGATGCCGACGCCTTCATCACCAACGGCGGCAATCTCGGCATGAAGGCCGGGGACATCGTCTATCACAAGGACAGCACGACCGCGGCGACCGCGATCAGCTCGCACAAGGTCGACTCGGTCAGCACGACCTACCCCTACTCGGTCAATCTCAGCGCCGGCACTGTCATCGGCTCTGCGACGACCGGCGACTAACCCTCTCCGGAGGGACGATAACACCCGGCGGGCATCCGTCCGCCGGTCTCAGGGATGCCGCCGCCGCGTAGCGTATCGCGGCGGCATTCTCACATCAGAAGGATATCCCTGTGAGTAATGAGACCCCGGACGTTCCGGCCATCCACAAGATCAAGGGCAAGGCCACCGCTGGCCAGGTTCAGCCGCAGGAGACCGCACGCAACGTGTGGATCTTCCGGCCCACCGAAGACATCACCAAGGAAGACATGCTGCGGCCCGCGTTCTGGACGCATGTGGCCCGGCTGATGCGCGTCAATGACCGCATCGAAGTCCTGTCGCAGGACGCGAGCTGGTACGCCGAGCTGATCGTGCGCGCCGTGGGGCCGCTCGAGGTCGCGACCGGCCTGCTGGCCTTCACCCAGTTCGACGCCATCGCGGCGCCTTCGGAGGACGAGTACACGGTCGCCTGGAAGGGTCCGACCGCGAAGTGGCGCATCACGCGCGTGGCCGACAAGCTGACCCTGCGTGAAGGCTTCTCGAGCGAGGCCGCTGCCAAGGCCTGGCTGGCGACGCCGCTGTCCGACCGCGAAGCGGCGTAAGCCGTGGCGACCCGGCTCGGCCTCTATAACGCCAGTCTACGGGAGTGTGGTGAGCGCAAGCTTGCCACCCTCACTGACGACTACGCCCCGCGTCACATGCTGGACGACGTCTGGAACGACGGCTTCGTCCGCGACGTTCTGGGGGCGGGGCAGTTCTCGTTCGCCACCCGTTCGATCGAGATCGAGTATGACCCCGATACGACGACCGACTTCGGCTACAGATTCGCCTTCTCCCATCCCACAGACCTCGTCCGCACGGTCGGCCTGTGTTCAGATGAGCGGTACGCCACGCCGCTGACCAGCTACCAGGTCGAGGCCGGCTTCTGGTACGCCGACGTCGAGCCTCTCTACGTTCGATACGTGTCCGACGATTCCACCTATGGCGGCGATCTAACGGCATGGCCTGAAGACTTCACGCGGTACGCCGAACTGCGTCTGGCGTGGCGCATCCTGCCGCGCCTGACGGGTTCCAGGGCCGACCGCGCCCAGATCGCCAAGGACGCCAAGCGTGCGCTTCTGGACGTGAAGTCATCGGACGCCATGGAGAAGCCCACGCAGTTCGCGCCGCGCGGAATGTGGGTTTCCTCGCGCGGCGGGAGCCGGGGCATGAACGGCGACAGAGGCAGCCGCAGCCGGCTGATCGGCTAGGTTGGC